AGCGCTAACATTCCAATGGAGCTTAGGTATGGTACCACTGTGGCTTGGTTCGACAGCGGAACTGAGCGTATGCGGCTTAGTAGCGGCAATCTAGGTATAGGTGTAGTGCCGACTGCCTCTGTGGGTCTCTTACAAGTCAGCGGCACTGCATTCGCTACGTCTTATTTTCGTGTAGGTGCGGTTGGCTCAACTGCGTACTCTGGCGGAATTGAGAATGCCAGTAATACAAGCAAATCAATCTCAATCGAGGCTGACCCTACTAATTCAGGTGCAAACTCTCTTATTCTGTTCAAGATAGATAACACAGAGAGAATGCGGATGACGACTACTGGCCTTACAACTACTGACTACGCAGCTAATAATCAGTACTCTGCGGCGATGTCTGCACGTAAGGTCGGTGCTAGCTTTGAGTTTGGACATCAAAATACTGCAGGTTACGGCTCTACTCTAGGAGCGCATTCTAGTGGTATCTCCTATTTAGCGTTTGCTTGCGGCCCAGGTACAGTTACAAATTCGTATAGAACATACGGTAGAGCCGGTAGCGTACTTACAGACGATGGCACTGGTGGGTTTAGTTTTGGATCCGTCACTACTACGACAGGTGACAGCTTAACAGCTACCGAGCGAGTACGTATCACTGGTGGTGGTGAGTTTAAAGTCGGCTCGGGTCTAACTGGAACAAACATCCGAGATTACACAATAGGTGGCTTTGGGGCAATTTACAATACTAATATTACGCCCACTGCAAACAACTATTCACTAGCATATAATGGCGTGAGCACTTACCTTAGCGGTGTCACTGACGTCAATTTGGCTGTAAATGGTGTAGCTGCTCTCTCCATAAATACAGGTGGAATTACTGTTAATAGCACTACATTTGAGATGCATTCTGTAACAGTTTACTGTCCACAGATAAGAGCTGTTCATATTGGTAACACGCCGGGCAGCGGTCCTTACTACATGCTTCGAAGAGCGCGAACAGGAACCACTGCGGTAGTTAATGGAGATTATCTAGGTACACTTTTATTCTCAGGCTATGATGGAGCTGCTTGGGACACTTCAGCCTATATTCTAGGGCAAGTAGATGGGACTGTATCTGCAGGTAGTGTGCCTACGAATATTAGCTTCTGGACCGGTGCTACGACTCCAGCTGAGCGACTTAGAATAGCCTCTGATGGGCGAATCTATGTCGCTGGATTTGCGACAAGGCCTAATGGTTCGCAGTTGCAGGTAAACACTTCAATAACATGTTACGGTTTACATACAGCTGCCACATCCGCTATATCAGTAGGTAGTGTAACGTGTCATGACACCTCATCTACATGGCAATCCTTGAACATGTACTATCACGGTAGTACAGAAAGTGGCTATTTAGACTACTGCCCGACTGTACCAAAGGCGCTAGCTGCGGAGTTAATTGCAGTTAACAGTAATGCGTTGGTTATAACAACTAATACAGGTCCTGTTGTAATTGGAACACAGGCCACTGAGCGTCTCCGTCTAGACGCTGGAGGATACTTTGGTGTAGGAACGGCAGGCGCTATAGCAAATACTTACGACCAAGTTGCAAGTCAGCGCCATGTGTTTGTCGGTAGTAGTACAGCAACGACAGTGGCGAATGGAACCGGTGGGGTAGCTATTGTAAACTCAGCTACTACTACTAATAACCTCAGCTCTCTGGCTTTTGCTGCAAGGACAGGGAGCAACCTTAATTATTTTGCGTCTGGCCACATCCAGGTTCAACATGGTGCGAGAGTAGATGGACAGTATCATGCCGGTACAATGATCTTCAGCGTAGCTGCGGGTAGTAACTTAGCCCCGACTGAAAGATTGCGGATAGAGTCTAACGGAAATATCACCAACGCTAATACGACCGCCACTGTGGGAGGTAAGGCATTTACTTGGAATAACAGCGATACAGGTGCAGGGTCTTACGTACAGCACGTTGTAAGTACCAATGCTGGCTCATTTATCACACAGATTGGCAGTACTGCGAATGGAGGACTTGCTTCCCTCTATAGTTCCGCTAGTGGTGGTATGATGTTTTATACCACTAATGCTACTAGTTTGTCTCTAGGGACAAACAATGTCTCGTCGCGCTTGGTTCTTAACTCTTCTGGAGGTGTAACTGTTGGTGCGAAAGGCACTGCAGGGGTGCTTCGCCTTGAAGCTATGAACGGTGTAGCTGAAGGCGGTGAGATGTCCTTTGGCGGGGCTTCCACATATCCTGACATCGGGATGGATAATTATGCCGGTACGTTACGCACTTCCAATATAGGCGGCGTTAGGTCTATCCTGGTTGATGATGGCAATTTTCAATTTGGAAACACTCCTGCAGTTAACACACTGCGCTATTTCGATATCTACAATGTTGATACAGGGGTGAATACAGGGACAAATCTGCGCTTTATCACTAATAATGCTGCCAACTCTGCAACCGTCGCAGTCGATCTAGTGAAGTACAGATCTGGCGCGTTCTATATAACCAATAACGAGCCCTCTTCTACAGGAGTTATAAATCTTGGGGCGTATAGTGCGACGCAAGTTCAGATAGTACCTGTCTCAGGCGCTCTTAATTACATAAAGTTTTCAGGCAGTGTTAGTGGAAATCCGACTATCAGTACTAATGCTGGAAACCTCGCGATTACACCTAATATAGATGCTGCTGGCTCTGTAAACTCAGGTGTTGCCGCCGATCCGGTTGTTAAAAATTACTATAGCACTTGTACTCAATCCGCTGTCGCCACTGAATGGGGTGGGTACTATCACGCCAATGCAGGACATGCTACAAGCACTCTTAAAGCCACAGCTCGCTTTGTTATGAACTACACTTCCAACCGCAATGCCAGTACGAACACACAGGCGGTTGGCATCATAAACTCAGTCACAGGCGCGTATGATGTGAGCCTGCTGCAAGGCCTTTCTGTAAGCGTAGGAGCTACAGCTGCATTTACTACCGGCAAGGTAATTGGTAATGCTACCGGCTTGCAGGTAGGAATGACTAATGACGGTGTAGGTTTAATTACTAATGTCATCGGAGTAGCTATAGGTGACTACGTTACTACTACGGGAACGCCTATATTAGGAGGCGGTGTCTACGGTTTGTATTCTACTATTTCTAGTGGTGCTGGTAGGTGGAATATTTACTCCATCGGTACAGCAGCGAGCTACCATGCAGGCGAATTTCAGTTTGCCCGTAATATGACAATGCTGTCGGTTAATGCTGGTACCTTTAATGCTGGTGATTGGAGTAGAGACGCTAATTGGGGAACATACTATAAAGGTTTCGCTGGCACTGTGGCAAACGTAGCATTTGTAAATAACGCAGGGACAGCTATATGGGGCGTTGGTGCCAAAGGTGCAGGCTACTTTGCAGGCAGTGGAGGTGCGGTAGCTCAAGGCACTAGCAGGACAACATCCGTTACGCTTAATAAAGTGTGTGGTTCTATTGTGCTAGTAACCGCAGCAGGGACGACAGCTTGGCAGCAGTTTACTGTATCAAACTCGATGGTTGAGGCTAACGACGTCATCATCGTAAATTACAAAGATACTTTAGATTTATATGAAATGCACGTAAAAGATGTAGCCGCTGGCTCGTTTAAAATAGCCTATCGGACAACTGGTGGAACTACAGTCGAAGAGCCGATATTTCACTTTGCAGTAATTAAAGCTGTAACGTTGTAATCGTACGGGACGTGCGCTTATGAAAGGCAACGTCTAGAAAACATAAGGAGACTTGAAATGCCTGATTACAAAGCAAGTGATGTTGCAGGACAAAGCTGGGTTCGTTGTAATATGATCTCAATTTTTAATCCAAGCGGCGGAACACCCTCCTACTCCTTTCAAGAAGAGAAGGTAATTGAGATCGGAGGGGAAAAGATCATACAAGCTGTTGGCAGCCTGTATGGCGCATTTTCACCAGCAAATGCAATACCTGTAATAGATACAACAACGCTTTTACCAACCGGAGAAACATTTACTGAGCTTGAGTTATATACAATGCTGTTCAGCAAGTATATGGCACTGGCCAACGTACGTGATAATCCACCTATAACGGAATAAGGAAATAATAATGGACGAAATTCGTATAAATGCCGCGATTGCTGAGTTAAACAACCTGATTCAATCGCTCATACAACGTAATATGAACCTGGCGGGCGAAGTTGCTACGCTCAGTAAAAAGGTAGAAGAGCTTACACCGAAGGAACCTCCGAAGGAGTAATCGATGGAAACCGTGCACCTAATACGATTCGATAAGTCGGATCAAGGAGTGTTCGGTAGAATCTACTATAAAGGTCACACTAGGTTTACAGGAGAGCTCCCTGATCGTAATAATCAGAGTAATATCTCTTGTATTCCTAGTGGTATCTACACGGTTAAATGGACACGATCACCACGCTTTAAAAGATACATGTACGAAATCTTAAAGGTACCTGGACGAGGTGGTATAAGAATGCATTCCGCAAATCTAGTGGGCGATGCAGCTCTTGGTTACAGGGTTCAACTGCTCGGTTGCATTTCACTAGGTGAAAGGCTTGGATATATCGACAGACAAAAGGCTATACTTGTCTCACGACCCGCAATGACGCACTTTGAGATGGTAATGGGTAAGCAGCCTTTCCTCTTAGAAATATCCTAATTTCACATAGCTCGAACCCGTTAAATTAATGATAAAGGGCGCCCCTCCTGTATTTAACCAGGGTATAAAGGGGTACTAGTGTAAATAAATACCTAAAGAAAGAATAAGATGATATTAGAAACAATCCTAAGCACTATTTTTAGTGGAGGCGCAACTGGTATCATTGGCATCATTGCACAGCGCTTTGCTGACTACAAGAACAAGCAGCTTGATATGCAGCTTGAGTCACAGCGTCACGCTAACAATGTTGCACTGAGAGAACTTGATTCTCGCATAATGGCACAAGAGGCTGCCGCTAAGATTGAGGTTACTACGCTTGAAGGTGCAAATGCTAATGCTCTTCAGGAGTTAAAGAATGAGGGTGAGATTGCCAAAGTAGATGCTACCGCATTTGTAAAGAGTTACGATTTAGAGCCTAAGCTGTACAACTCAGGGAAATTGACGAATAATCAACAGTGGGTGATGGTGCTTCTCGACGCTTTAAGGGGTAGTGTTAGACCGCTGTTGACGATATACCTTTGTGTATTGACGACATATATTTACTTCCAGGCCAAAGGGCTGTTGTCGCAAGAGGATCTCAATGTAGATCAAGCAATGAAATTAACTGAATATGTTGTACATAGCATTTTGTATTTGACGACTACGATAGTATTGTGGTGGTTCGGTACACGTAATAAGGCAACAAAGTAGTACCCACCCCTGAGATAGACTTCGGTCTATTAAAGGGGTTTTTTGTCCAAAATAACTGCGCAAAACAGGGTATCTTATATGAATAACCACCAAGAGGAAAATCAAATGAAACTTTTTCACATCAGCCGTAAGGCTACTGAAGGTATCTGGCAACCACGTGCACGCAATGAACCCTCAGGGCGCAATCGTGAACCGTCGACTCCTTGCATCTGCGTGGCTCCTACACCTGAAGAGTGTTTCAAAGCTGTCTGGATGTTGGACTTCAAAGAGTCGTTGCCAGAGTACAACTACTGCTTGTTCGAAGCTGTATCCCCAGAGAGCGTTATTACCGATATCGATCTTGCAGATTATGTGCACGATGTCGGGTTCACAAGAGAGCACCGAATCTTGACTCCTACTCGGATGCATAAAGTGGGAGAGGTGACTTTCACAATCGAGACGTTCGTTGAAGTAGATGGACGTCACTACGGGCGGCAAGAGTTGCCTGTGTTTACAACCAAGAGGAGCTGAGATGAAAATCAAGTGTGTACGCAAGGAATCTGAAATAAAAGGTGGCACCTGGTATATTCGTGCCGTTATCAATTGTCACGGTGAATTCTGGGTCGAGACACACAAGGTACACGGAAAGCCGTTCGATTCAAAAGCTGATTGTTTTAAAGGTCAGCATGTCCGGCAGATACGCAAATTAGGTAAATATGCCTGGAGTAAGGAGCAGTATCTTAGTGATTTTGGCCTCGGTAGCGCTGAAGTATTCGGGGTCCGCATGATTCCGTTTAGTTCAGCTACATTTAATTATCTATCCAGCATCAAAGACGTCCGCTCGTTCGCAGATGCGATTAACAACCGCAAAGTGAGCGATGAAGAGTTCCTGCGCGTAGTAAGTAACTGGGAATTCCAGAAATATATGGATAAAGAGATTGCTAGCATGCACGAAGATGATTTCGACGACGACTACTACGATAGGGAGTCCTCTGATGAATGCCTGGATGTGGCTCCGTAGCATGCATCAAATCTGCCACTTTCAAACCCGCGAGGGTAAGAAGGTCGGCAGAGCAACAAACAGTGAACTGAAGCGTTGGCTTAGCAACGGTGCGCTGAAGATTAACAACGAACCAGTCTTGTGGAATGAGGAGATGGACTTTAATATGTTCTCCGTCCGTCTCTTCTCCTCTACACTGCTATAAAGAGGTGTATCTTGAGAATAGCTATAAATGTTTTTGCATTCGCTTCTCTAATGTTTTTCCTTTCAATCGCATCAATTCAACCGGTGGCTACGATACAGCCAATAGAGGAAGTAATACCAGAGCCTGCTCCCAGACGTATAGTGTCGGCCCAAGAGCTTGAATGCCTGGCCACTAATGTCTACCACGAAGCACGAGGTGAGCCATACTTAGGCCAACTCGCGGTGGCGCAGGTGACTCTTAACCGTGTAGAGACAAAGGGTTTTCCTGATAGTATTTGCAGTGTAGTATATCAACCTTCGCAGTTCTCTTGGACACTATTCAAGAGCAGCATCACTGAAAAAGCTGCTTACCAGCAAGCCTTATCGGTGGCGAAGCATGCCCTAGAAACTACCATTGACGTAACCAATGGTGCACTGTTCTTTCATACGGTTCAGATAAGGAGACCGGTGTGGGCAAAAAGTTACGAGGAGGCAATTGTCATCAACAATCATATCTTTTACAACAAGAGGAAATAGAAGATGATATGTCCGCTGTGTGGATCAGCATTTAATAAAATCTGCAAGTCTTGTGAATTTGGCTTTGCAGAGAGCGGTGAAGTGAAACAACGTGAAGCTGCTTTTGCGCAAGATGAGCAGAATCACTGGAATCAGTCTGGAACAGTCTCAATGCCCATAAGGTACGAGGACTAGTGCAATACCCTGCCCGTCGGGATTATAGACGGGTTATTCATCTAAAATACTTGCGCAAATGCAGGTATCTTATATGAATAACCACAGAAGGAAAATACAATGATTCAAAAGAACAGCAGGTGGCAACATGAAGGTGCGTTCGTATTTAAGCTGCAACGCACCGGTCACGGCTTTGATGGTTGGGAAAATCAACATCATTTCCGTGTGTACAGTAATACAATCGGAAAAGATCACACTGCAAACGAGGCTGCCGCAGAGCTTATCGCAAAGCGGCTTGTCAATATCTTGAACAGGGAGAACGTAGAATGAGCAATCTAGGTGCGTTGATTCGTAGTAAAGTTGAAGAGAAAGAGCAAGATGCACTCGAAGCGGCACGTTGGCGATGGTGGAAGAATCACATGAAGGTTCACCATGAAGGTAAGTGGATCCGCTGGATGGAAATCGACATGATTCCGTTCCGCACAACGATAGGTGATGTTGATGAGTTCACCGATTTGCTCATCGAACGTTTCTCTAATGGTCCTACGCCGGTGATTATGAAAAAGGAGGGCGAATAATGATTGGTCTATCACTGTCAATTTGCATCATGCGTCACTTCACGCATAACGAGCCATTGCCTGATCGGATCGTTGCTGCAACTTGCTGTAAGAACCGCGAAGACTTCGAGAAAGTACTTGAGGATTATTCGCGCTATTATTGGCGGGACTTTGCAGAAGAGGCTCGTGCAGCAGCTGTCGGTTACTACGACACCGGCTTGCTAGAACAACCGCGGGTGATAGGCGAGGAGCACCCAGGGCCGAACAAAGGTACTTTCGCTGTAGGCAGAAGCCAATGGTTGATTCTCGAAGAGCACTACGAGGTTTTCAAAGAGGAGGCATTACGTGCAAAAGAACTGGCTCGCGATCATTGAAATTGATGGAAAGAAGTACGAGGATGTATTCAAGGCACCCTCGCGTTACCAAGCAACGATGGACGCCTTTCATACATGGGGTCCACGTAACGTAGTATCAATACAACCAAAGGAGTGACTGTATGGCAACTGGATGTTCGAAAGCAGACCGTAATCGCAGGTCGGCTAGCAATACGGCTTACAAAGCCGGCAAGCGGCAAGATGTGAATGCTGCAAGGAAGCTCAAGCGGCATCAGAAGAAGTGCCTGACGAAGGTTCTTAACGTGCCGCGTGGCACTGCAAGGGCTGCTCGTAGGGCTGCATGCATGGCTGGTCATCGTGGTGGTACAGATGACTTCAAGCTTTCTTGGGCTGCCTTTCGCAAGATGGAAGCTCGCGTTTAATTGTAGTACAGGACAAGGTAGAGAGTGTCCTGGAGGCTAGCCTCAAACAACCTCTATCGTGACATCATTGATTGTTACCTCGTAATAACCTGATCCTGCCCAGGTAGATTGGCAGGTTTTTCACATAAGATAAACTGCGCAAATGCAGGTATCTTATATGGATAACAAACAACCAAAGGAGCTTCAAATGAAAAAGGTAATGTGTGGTGAATTCGTTCGTCGTCAAACAGCTGACAGCAAGTTCAGCCATTTCACCGGTTCTTTCGAGAGTCTCGAAGCATTGGTCGAAAAGTACTTTGCATACCGAACGACAGGTTACAAGGCTGGTGTGATTTTGGTGCGTGTACCGGCGGACGGCTTTGATACCTTCGGTGACTGTGAAGAGATCGGTATGTTCTATTCGGGTGTCATTCAGCTTGATGAGACATCCGAGTTGATTGCCAGGTTTGAGGCACGGCGTGGTGAAGAGGAGAAGTATATCAACGTTACCGCAAAAGGTTACAAGATTCCTGCGGAGTATGTTGAAATTGTCCTTTATCATCGAGATGTCATTATCGAGGACGGTGATACTCCCCCTGATGCTGAATGGGAAATCGTCTCTATCAACGCCAGAACCACAGCTTTACCGGAGCCGATGACGCCGATGGCAATGGCACGCAACATGGCAGGGATGGCTGGCGGCACAAAGGCTTCCTACACTGCCGAGCAGTTCATGCAGTCCATCCTGTACTGGTCTGACAAGGCCATGGCAGAATGATCTCCACCAGAGAAGTTGATCTCCTGATGTGGGAGAACGCTGTGCGTAGTCAGAGAGCGGCTGTGGCACGGTTCGAAAGGCGCGTAACACAGGCCCAAGAGGAGCTTAGTATCCAGCGCTCTATCTTGGCGGCAGATATGCGCGCATTGGATAACCTGCGTAACAAGCTTTTGAACACTCACGAGGGCACCTGATCAGTGTCACTCGGAGTTAATAAAGGAGCAATCAAATGATCTGGTACTTTAGCATCGAGCTAGGACACGCGCATATGCTCGCCAAAAAGCAACATCGGGTAACAGGCTAATCGCGATAGGCACCGATGCGTGGGACGAAGTAGTACAAAGGGAGTGTTCGCTCGCTCCCTGTTTTACAAGGTTCTATATCAACATGCCGTGACAGGGTGTGCACAATATAGTTCTTTGCCCCTTTAACGTTATGTGGATAAACTGTCCTAAGAATAAGTCAGTGTCTGTACTCAGTAGCTATACCGGTTAAATTGCTGAGAGTAAACGCCGACGGGCGAATGCTAAGAGTTATTGATGAAGTCTGGGAAGATAGGTGGTTCGAAACCATCAAGGGACTGCCCATAAGTTTTAACTAGGCGTCAGTACACGCCTATCCTCAAACGCCTTAGCGGGGATCGCGCTATAATCAGTTGAAGGAGCCTTATGGGGTACAGATTTTTACCAAGAGGAGAAGCAAATGAAACAGCAATACGAAGCATGGTGCCAGAAGTTCTTTGCAGCGAAGCAGGAGCCGATGAATGAGGGTCTCTCGAAGGTGTTTCTTGCCTGTTCCTTCAACGAGAAAGATCCGAATTTCCCTGGTCAGCAGATATGTGAGCAATTCATGTATCAACTGATCGAACGCCGGAGCGCATTCTGCGGTTTGAAGATTACTCCAGCAGTCATCACGTTGATTTCGATGATCTGCGAGTCCCCTGGCGACGGAGTGATGTATGTTCATGCCTTGCGCAGTAAGCAAGTCGACGTGAACATGGACAACTTCGCCAACTTCTTTCCGTGGGGCTATCCTTCCAGGGACACGCTGTCGACTCTCTGGGATGCGCAGAAAGGCCATGTGTTGGGGCTTGAGTGCGACAACATGTTGGACAAGATCGGCAATCCTTATCCGCCGGTAAAAGAAGCAGCTTGAACCCCAAGGTACTGCCCGTGAAAGTCGGGCCGGCAATGACGTGAACAGGTCATCCCGCTACGCTCATAGGTTCATTTGTAGGACTCCCTGGTTTTACAAGGACTTTAACCGGTGCTTGTCATTACTTAATGAGTTGGAGCTCTTAGCGGGGCAACGCGCAAGAAGCCTGTGTCCAAGCATAGGTTGGGAGAATTAAAGGTATGAAGACTGCTTGGAGTCTTAACCTGTCCGCCAACGAAGGGATTGATCCGAAAGGAGCCCCGAAGGGTGTCATAGAAAGGACTTAAGGGAAACAAGTAACCCTAGTTGTGGCTTAGCCTCGCGAGCTGAGCTTATAGCCGGTAGAGCATTCGAATGCCCTGTTACGTGAGATGAAAGAGATGACGCCTCAGGCCGAAGCTCTGAATTCAGATCGTTTGGGAGTGCACCTTTCGAGTGTTTTATTCGGGTATAAAACTGCGCAAAACATGCCATCTTATATGAATAACAAACAACCAATCTAAAAGGAGCTTCAAATGAACACTACAACAATTCAGCTTGATGGACAATCGATCGAAGTATCACAGGCCGTGGCAAATGCAGTACAGCACGACGACTGCAAAAGCGCCTCATTTGAGAACGGTCTCGTGGTCCTGCATTGGGACTATGACAACAGTTCACCGTGCCTTTGCGCAGAGAACAGCTGCTTCAACATTGACCCTGTCTCGACGTATCACTACGGCGAGCGGGCGATATACCATGTACCGGTTAACGCCACGTACTAAGGTGGCACCCACCTATGGGTTAAATAGGATGGTATTCGACCATGCAGAACATCGCGAACAGATAGGGGATTCTAAGTCCCCGAAAGTCAGACGCGACAATCCTCTTAGAAGGGGTTGGCTTGGAAAACGTAACCAAGCAGTTACCCCGACTGTCTAAAAGGGATGAACCTGATACTGCCCAGGTAGATTGGCAGCGTTTCACCTTTCTTTAGTAGTACCATTGTCTCTAGTCCCAATCAGTATATAGCATATGCGACCAACATATGGCTCTCTGCATTTATGGAAGGTATAAAGGGTAGCGCTACCCTCGCTAATTGGTCCGGTGGAGCATCACCGAAATGTAACATGGCGCATGCACCCCATTGGAAACAGTGGGGAAATCTAAACACACTGGAACATGAGTGTTTTTAGATTTATCAACGAAGGAGGAACACCATGTTTAAGAGCGGATTTACAGTAATTGCAATGCTGCTGTGTATTCTGTTTACGGCAGAAGCGTTCGCAGAGGATTTCAAAGACACAAAGGCAGGCTTGACTGTCATAACAGCAACGGTCAAGAGAGATGGGACTTTCATCATCGCTGTTACTGAGGAAAAAGACGTGGTTCTCTATCGCGCATTTGTCGCTGGCTGCGGTAACACTGATGGAACCATCGTCGTGTTTGGTGAAAAACCTTTGGTCGAGATCTGGGCGGCGGGTGTTGACACACCGCTATCTGCCACCGTCAGGTTCGTCTGCAATAAAATTCTGAAAGGAGCATAAATGTTTGGGGCCATCATTGCTTTTGTCGTGATTCAGACCTCTGCCGCATTGGGAGGTGCGTCAGTGTACTTTGATGCAGCACACCGACAGCCCAATCAACAGGTTCTTGAGCACGTTGAGAAACAGGTTCAATCTTCCGGGGCTATGGATCCATCGATGACTGTGACACCAGAGACGCAAAGAAGGGAAGAACAGCGCATACTCGAGATAATCGAGCGAAAATAACTGCGCAAATTCATCCATCTTATATGAATACCAATCAGGTGTTCAATTTAAAGGAGACGTCCATGAAGTACTTGTTTACATTATTGATGCTGTCCTGCCTGTTCGGAGGTAATGCATATGCAGTTGATTGTCGTCACCGAACATCAGTCTCACCGCCTGAATGTTTTTTACCAACTACCGAGAAGCCACTATCGCGATACATTGCGACGTCGGGGGCGGTTGTGGGTGGCGCTGTAGGAGGCTCGATTGCACTTGCATTGGGAGAAGCTGTTCCGATAGTGGCTGGCGTCGCGTTGTTGACAGGCTTTCTGGCATATCAGTACCTCGATTCATTTGAGGGTCCACTGTATGAACAGCAGGAGCGTGACTACAAACAGGCAGTGGATGCCAAAGCCAGAAAAATTCGGGATCAAGTGAACTCAACAATCGGGGGCTACCATGAAAAAGCTGTTGACATTTTTCGCAATGTTTCTAATAGCAGCGCAAGCGTACGCTGAACCGGCCAGGCAAGATTGCAGCGATGATGAAATCGTGAAAGCTGTAGCAATCGGCGTCAGTATCGGTGCAGGTATCGGCATCGCTGTAGGTCTCTTAACGGCTGCATATTTGCCTGTTGGGAGTATTGGCGGTCCTGCCGCCATAACGTACTTTCCTGGGAAACCTGCATTTGGCAACTGGATTAAAGTCAGTGTAGTTCCGCTGGCTGCTACAAGTGGCGTGTTGTACGGCATGTTAGGTGGACTCTTGGCACATGCCAATATATCCAGCCGTTGCACGAAGTACATCGAATACCGACTAAGTCAAGGAGAAATACAATGAAACGGCTATTTCTGTTGCTCGCAATGTTGATCAGCTTCAACGCAGCTGCGGTGGATGGCATCAAGTTGACGTTCTTGGATGGCTCCACCCGTTCCTATACAATGGAACAGTTGAAGGCGTTCAATGACATCAGCAAGGATCTGCAGCCAAAGATCCTGCCGGTCATTACCGGTACGATGGGCGTCATCTTCGGTGGAGTCGCAGCCAGTGCCGCCGGTGCAACAATGCCTGTCGTAGTATTGGCAGCCACGATCGATGGAGTAATCTACTACTTCTACGGTTACGGCATCACACGCTTCTTCGATGAGTACGCGTTGGACATCGCATACCGATCGAGACTCGCTGAGATAAAGGCGCAAGCCTATCATCTTGGTGAGTACTCCAAGGATGCTGTGTCGAATCTCAACCAAAAAGCGTTGGTCATGATGGGTCGTTGATTCAACCGGATCCTGCCACCTGGTGGGATCCATTTCCAAAAGGAGCCTCAAATGAACGGTATGTCAATGAAAGAAACTCTGGCACTGATTATTGGTGCTGTTGCTGTATTTCTCGGTATGCCGAATGCGCATGCCTGTGATACGGCTGTCGTTGTAGACACATGGGTTCAGGATCCTGGCAAGTCTACCGGACAGATCGTGGTGCGCCAGTTTTGTCCCCTTGCCGGTCCTGCAGCTGTTCCTGTTGTAGATGCAAAGCCAGTTCCGGTTGTTGAAGCAAAGAGCGTGGAAGTAAAGCCTGTTGTCAAGGCTGAGGTCATCGCTCCATTGCCAGACACGGTTCGCACCGTACGATTTGCAGAAGACAGCGACGTTGTTCTCATTTACGAGGGCAATGTTCTCCGCGAAGTTCGCATGTACCCGCGCATTAAAGGAGTCTCAAAATGACTGAATTAGCTGAAGTGTCCGTCGACACCCGTATCAGAAACTACCGGCTTGTGCTCGCCTTCAGTACGCTACTCTTTGTACTGTTGGTGAGCCTTTCTCTTCAACGCCTGGATCAGGTCAACGCACAGCTCGATGCAGAGCGTATCACGGTCTCTAAGCTCACGGCAGAGAACAAACTGAGCGTGAGCAAAGCGGCAGGTGATCTGCAGTTTTGTGAAAAGCGGATAGAAACGCTAGCTACCGGCCTTAACAGCCTGCAAGAAAAATTGGCTGCAACTGAAAGGGGCTACAAGATTGCAAGCGCCAAATGCAACGAAACTGTCGCATCGTTGAACACCCAACTTGGCAAGACGGCGCAAGCTGTTGTTGTCGTCAAGAAGGAACGCGATGTTGTTGTGGCACAGCAGAAAGCGGCTGTGATTCCTCAAAGTTCTGTCTGGGCATGGGTTAAGAGCTTTAGCCCATGGCAAAGGTAAAGAAAACCCCGTCCGAGGGCTTTGTATCCGGACTACTGGGCTTTCTATGCGGCACGCATTTACATCAGAAACCAAGGGAATCTACCTTGTCCCTTTTGATGTTGCTGCATGAATCTGAAAGGACACACAGGGCTTTGAAGGAGAGTATCAAGACAACAATAGTACCTAAGAAGTAATCACTACAGGCCGGCCCTTACGGGTTGGTCTGTAGTAGTTCTTTCGATCTCCTATTTTTTTTTTTTTTTTTTTTTTGTTTTACTATCCAGAAATCTATTCTGGCAGAATCTAAAATAATAATAATAGATATGTTTATCCCATACGTAATGCAGTTTCTGTTCGGTACCGCTAGAATGGCACTATTTTTCTTCTTCTGGTGGATACTCCTACAGTGCATTGCACCTGTACTGACGTCAATTTAAAGGTCCATATGGAAACCACAAAACAAAAATTAATTGGTTCCTTAACATACAGAATTAAGTCCGAGATAGCTCCTCAAAATCCGGTCAAATTCTTGAAGGACTTGAATATAGAAGACATGATAAACATGTCGATTTCGATTCTATATTTATACACAAGAGTGGGAAGAGGCGTCAATAAGAAAACGACGCTTATGACAGAAGTGATAAGTGCCATTGGGCACGGAATACGCAGTAAAGCTAAACTCAAGAGAGATAGTGCTGTGGCAGCAAAAGCGGGTGCGTTCATCTTATATACGTTTGAGTATGTAGGATTGATAAAAGTAGTGTTGGGAAAGGCGGCTAATCACCACGCCACTTACACTATTGAGGTATTAGATGATGACAAGGTAAGTAGTCTATGGGATGGCCTGACGCTGGATAAAACTGAGAAGCTTCCCAGTTTGACCCCATACTGCCCTTGGACGAGTACACGGCATGACACAGGCGTTATGATGGTTAAGACGCAGGATCGTGAGGTATTGCGTAAGCTCACTCCTGAAACTCATCCACTTGTCTTTGAGTGTCTCAACAGAGCCCAAAAGGTTGGTTGGCAGATAAATGAAGATGTCTATCCAGTATACACTTGGGCACTTAGAAACAAAACAGATGCATTTGCCGATATCTGGGAGATGCATAATCCAGAGGCCAAACAGTCTAAAATAAGGGAGGCTAAGGCAATTGGATCCATTGCTAAGAGATTTACTGGACAGATCTTCTATCACCTTTACTACTACGATTTCAGGGGACGTAAATACCCTGCAACAGCTTATCTCCATGAGCAGGGAACTGACCTTGCAAAAGGACTTCTGCTACGTGCAGATAAAAAGGCTATCGGACAGCAGGGTTATTTTTGGCTGCTTATCTCCATTGCCAGTAACTGGGCCGGAGATGCAGGGCGAGATGATGGTGCTAAGACAGATAAAATCCCGCTGAATGATAGAGTGTACTGGTCGCTTGATAATGAGGAGATCTTACTATCATACGCAGAATCACCAAAGGTGAATCAAGGTTGGATGCAAGCTGAAAAGCCTTGGCAATTTCTTGCGGCATGCTTTGAGCTGAAGAAGCTGAAAGAGTGGGCTAGTCAACCTGAGATTACAGAAGAGCACAGCGCAGTAATCAACGGGATTATCCTTGTAAGTAAAGAGCGCTCCATCTACGACTACGAGTCACACCTTGAGTGCTACATCGATGGTAGTAATAATGGTAGCCAGCATCTATCTGCGCTAACCAAAGACGAGGTGACAGCTCCATATGTCAACCTAGTGCCGTCTGATCTACCAGGTGACCTCTATGCATATGTTGGTACACATGTGTGGGAGACGATTGCACTCGAACTTGCCAAGCTACAGAAACATGAAATCAAGGAGTGTAACAACTTCATTGACACTGTCGCTGATCAGAAACGTCAGATAAATGAAGCAGAACTGAGGTCTGATAGACGTAAAGATTTAATAAGCGAAATCATTGCATACAAGAAGGAGAATGAGAGGATCTTAAAGAAATCCTCGTGCGTATATTGGCATCGTATTGTTGATAGCAAGCACAAACGCAAGTTAGTAAAGCGGGGTGTAATGACACTTTCGTATGGTGCGACATCGTATGGTCTTGGTCAGCAAGTGATTGATGATGCACGAAAGCATGGAATAGAGCAGCTATTCTCTATGGAGCACGCTTGGGGTAGTTACCTGGGCAGGATCATCCTAGAGGACTGTGCAACCTCATTAGAAAAGCCAATGCGACTACTCTCCGTGTTTGAGCAAGCAGGCAGAGCTGCAGAGGCTGTAAATGAGTTCCTTTCATGGACAGTGCCAATAACAAACTTTCCTGTGGTGCAGCATTACACAGAAGGTACAGTCAAGAAAATTTATGTGCAGTATGGGCCACCTGAAGGTGATCGCAACAGCTCAGGCTATTACGAAAATACTCTGCAGCTGGCGATATGCTTTCTTGAGGACTCAAAGCCTAGCAAGAAGAAACAGGCGCAAGGAGCCTCACCAAATGCGATTCACAGTCTTGATGCTGCTCATCTTACTCTCGCCGTTTGTAGGGCAGACTTTCCTGTCACAACAATTCATGATTCCTTTGGGTGTCTACTCGGTGATATGGCTGACTTATTTATCATCATTAGAGAGACGTTCGTAGAGTTGTATGCAGCAGACCCTTTGACATCTCTCATGAGGGATATTAAAGGTGATATCAGCAGTGTCGAGATTGGAAATCTTGACTTAACATTAATCCTCGACTCGGAGTACGCATTCGCATGAGCTTAACATTTGATGGCTTAAGAGCTGCTAATATACAAAGACTACCAACGTTTAGAAATAAACATGGTGCAGTCCTTCATAGCAGAGCAGACGGCAGCGATTGGTCACCGTCCGATTGGTTTGAGGCATTGATAGGCGAACTTGGAGAGTACGCTAACTGGCATAAGAAGTTTAAGAAAGGTGACTTAACATTTGATGAGTATGTTGTTGAGGCAAGAAAGGAGCTAGCTGACGCTCAAATCTATCTTGACTTACTGGCGCTACGGTGTCTTGATCTTCCTTGTAAGCCGCACCCGCTAGGGATCGACTTAGGAAGGGCAACAATGCTTAAATTCAACGAGGTAAGTGCAAGAGTGGGTTCACCCGTATCGATCAACTTAAGAACTGGAGAGGTTGTTGATGAACGTACCTGACACACTTGCAGGGCTTAAAGCTAATGAAGACTATTGGCTGGCTGTAACAGAAGTAAAGTTTAAAGAGTACATTGTAGCTGAACAGAAGTGGTCCGACGCAAGACAGGTAAGACTTAAGAAGATAGTCGCTCTAGGGTCGAGCGCTCAACCAAAAGAGGAATAAATGAAGGCATTTTTACTAGCGGTAAGAACCAAAGACCAATTGGAAATCAGCCTAGCCTTTGATGAGACGTTTAGAAAGGACGAAAGGTTCAAAGACTGCGCAGTTATGGAGGGCCATGTATTATTGCTATCGGGAAGATTCGAATATCGTAAGAGAGATGGTGAGGGTCATATAACGCATCGTTTTCGTGATGCTCAAAAGAACACTCAAGTTCGTAGCCTGACCCTTGATGAGGTAATTGCAAGCGATCGTAGCGAGTTCAGATACTCTGCGCAAGTGTCTGCTGTATTTGACTATGAGATCGATATTACCACCGGTGATATTATTAGTTTCGGACTGCCGACAGACATCGATGATTTAAAGTGGTGCCACCTGCATATCAAGAATAATTTGATACGTGTCGCCAACGTTGATGTGTTTGCAAAGAAAGATGACCTCTATGTAGACGGTACAAATACACTACACGAGTTCTATCAGGCAGATGTCGGATTTAAGTTGTATATCTCTGAAAAAGATCTGAGTGCGCGACGGAACTTCATCGCCAAGTTAGGTCTTATGAAGACCGATGTGCTTGTACCCGCCACTGGCATGTCCTATGCGTACGATGTAGTAGGACAACCTATCAAGCAGTCAATTGCATTTCCGTATATACCTAAGAGCTACACAGACGTCCCTAGGAGGGGCTTGGCAGATAACGTGGCTAGGCATATTCAGTACAATCACCTGCGTAACAGCATTTCATTTGGTTCACACAATTCGCAGATTATCGAAGCCTGTATAGCGGCGGATGATGTCAAATATCAGGCTTTCCGTAGTCGTATCATCGCCATGGATGATGGCAGCTATTTTGCCGATAAGCGGGATAGACCTGTACCAAAGAATGGCGAAAAGAATGCTGGCGATCGTATTATGAAGTTTCGCTCAGACTTCGATAACACTCTGATGGCTATAGGTGCAACTGCGCTTTACTCTGCAATAAACGTGGATGTACGTAATCTGGGTACACGTATTGTGGATGATAAGCTGGTGCCGTACATTCATACCTACAATCTATACACTGCTGATTGTGAGGAGCTTGCAAAGAACTATCATCACTGCAGATACCTAGACGTCAGCGACTTCTTTAACAAAATTACATATCAGCTAGTAGAAGACGCAGTATTGGCTCTGGCTAATGAATCTCAAAAAGCAGGCGTTGAGAGAGCGCTGTCGGCTATCAGAAAAGCTATGCTCTGTGGCGGCAAGGACTTCCTTACGATTGACTCGAATTATGAGCATGCAATTGCTACAGTCGTAATGAGCTATCTTTTGAAAGACCTCACAGTAACATACAGGACTTTCGTTGATGACACCCTGCTCTTTAACGATGATGAGGCACAGTTAGAGGCTGCTGTAACAGCTCTTGAGAGCACTCTACGCAAGTATGGTTTGGAGATGAATAGTGAAAAGAGCTATAAGTTCTCTGGTGAGTATCTGGAGAACTTGAAGAAGTTGGTCTTTCTGCCAACAGGATTGCGCTACAGGACAGATGCGATCTTCACAGATATCCGTCTTATTGGCTTTGAAGACTTTCTGAAGCACAATATCCTGCCAGAGGTGAATGCCTTTTCCAGCGCAGAATCTATGCGTAAGGTGTTCTACTACAAGGAAGCTGAGTGGGTTGTTAAAAACTACCAGAAGCTCTGCATTACGAATTACGACGATGTAGAGGTAACAGAGGCTAACATTCTCGAGATACTGCAGCATTACACTATTCGTCAAACACCTCTGACAGGAAAAGAGCTCTGCAGGCTTGTTATAATCGGTGAAGAATTTCCATCTAAGTGGAAGTGGATTATTTCTATCCTAAAAGAGGCTGATGCAAAGTTTGACAATACGCTCATGTATCATAGGTCTGAGTATGTGCGCTATCTAGTTACCGGAATGATGACTGCAGCACATTCAGTTGTTAAACCTCTGTTCCAAAGTGTCATCGTCACTAGTCAGGCTGAGTTGAATGAAGTGGTTGCTAGACTGAGCGTCTCCAGGAAACTGAGGGGAGACTCGTTAAACTTTGGGCCGTCTCTGAAGTCAGTTGAGATCTGTGATGAACTCAAAGTTAGCTACAATGACACTGAATTTCAGATACTCGTGAAGGAAAGGATCGGGGCTACGCTAAAAGACAATCGCTTCATGCCAGAGTCGTATCCGTTTGGACTCTGGAAACAGCTCGCCAACAAGGGTCTGAATCTGTATTGTGAAGGAGCAATTGTGTGATACACCTTGGAAAGAACTTCAGGGAGACGTATAGACTGTACAGGGAGGGGAAAGTTCCAGAGGCTATTTATTTACGCATAAGTTCCGTTCTCCTAAGTTTAGAGGACATGGGTGTAATAGAAGCCACAATGACGGCAGCTGAGCGTCTTCTGCTTGAATCTGGAATTGATAGCGTAGATGAGAGTTACAGCAGCTACATGGGCGGCGAATTTAAGTTAGTAGAAGCTGTAGCTGACTTGGAGGACATTGAGTACTGTGATGTAGCTTTTGCAGGCACACATGGTGGTCGCTGGCCTAACTTGCTAGATGGACCAGGTAGTTTCGATACGTGTAAGTGGCTTGACGATAAGAAAGCGTTCGTAGAGGTCTTTATGGCTTGGAACGATTCTGGCGGGCCTGTATGGTTTATTCCTGCAGCAATCGTAACAGCCAATGTAATTGGATCGATGGATAACACTAATCTGTTTTGGAGTAAAGCTGATGATAGTGAAACGGTGGTTTAGGAGCGGTCTTGATTGGGTTGAGAAAGAACGTGACATTCCTATGGATTATCCCGAACAAAAGATCTTTTTCGCGAATGCAAACTATGTGCCAAAGAAGGCCTCCATCAGGGATATAGAATTTCTGATGGAGGGAAGTAGCGTGACTCCTGATGAAATAGAAAGGCTGAGATGCTAATAACAAGACGTGACCCATTCAGTAATAAAACTAACTCGATGGAAATCGACGTGAGTGACGCACAGCTTGAGGACTGGCAGAATGGTACGCTTATTCAAAATGTTATGCCTAATCTGACAGCAGATGAGCGCGAATTTCTGATGACGGGCATTACGAAGGAATCATGGGAGAAGGCTTTTGGAGCCTCGTAAGAATGACTTCCTTGATGCAATGCGGATGGGAAAAATAAACTTAGCCGACATTAGGCCGATTGGAAAGAGTCTCATAGTAGCTGGCAGACGAATGGGAAAGACTTCTATGACACATGCATGGTTTGATGAATGGTATGGGATTAAGGAGAAAGCACCAGTGAAATGCATTTTTATTCCGATAAATGGACGCAGAGGCATCATACTCGATATAGAAGATCTGGATGTGTTTGATACTGCGTATATTGTTGATGGTGATCCTGAGTTAGGCAAGCTGCGCCGTTTGAGTGATCCGATAGATATTCGTATCGTTGATCTCAGCAGGATTGAGGAAGCTTTACCAGATCCTGTCGAGCAGCAGAAAAAGCGTGATCAACATCGTGCAAAGCTAATGGAAGAGCTTGCACAATTAGACGAGGAAGATCTTAAAATCTGACCCCGTTAAATTAATGATATCTGGACCAGCCCCTCAATGAAGGGGTTTTTAAATTAAAACTATAAGAAAGTAAAACTAAAATGGCAATCCTAAACAACGTAGAGATTTGGTTTACAAAGCTTGATCCTAAGCGTCCTAGCAAGAAGATGTCGCCTCTGAATCCTACTTGGGAACTTCAGATGCGTACAACTTCAAAGGAGCAGAAGAAAGCCTGGGAAGAGCTGAACATCAAAGTTCATTCTGTGCGCGAAGATCCGGAAGATGAGGAGTCGAAGATTTCTTACTGGAGGGCTAACCTCAAGAAGAAGAGTATCAAGAAAGGTAAGAATGGTGTTCCTGATGAGCCCGCTCAGCCAGTCCAAGTGGTTAATGGAAAGCAGGAAGATGTAGATCCGAACTCTATTGGTAATGGCAGCAGAGCGAACATTCGCATATTCCAGCATGAGTATACGTTTGAAGGAAAGAAAGGTATTGCATCTGTGCTGATGGGTATTCAACTTATCAAGCATATTATCTACGTTCCGAATCCTATGGAAGAATTCGAGAATGCAGATACGGAGACAATTGTTCCAGAGGATGATGGTGACGGCGCTCCTAGTGGCGCTCCCGCAGGTGCACAAGCTGAAGATTTATTCTGACCATGTCATATCCGCCTAAAACATCAAGGGTGACGATTGACATAAGCCCAATTGGAAATTGCCAGCTAGAGACGCCAGGTGAACTGACCTATGCGATTCTTCAGCTGGCATTGCAGTATGCAAAGCATGACCATGCGGTTCTCCAAGAAGCCATTGGAGCAGTCGAGTCTGCTAAGCAAGAGTTGTACAGGAAGTATGTGAATCCTGCCTCTGCTCAACATGAATTTGATCATGGAGGGATTGAATGAGGTATACATACGAGCTGTACGATCATAATGGTGTTCGCATAGATGTTACCACTAGAGTCGAGGAAATTTTTCAAGAGGTTGCAAAGCGCAAACTGTTCAGCTTCATTGTAAATGTTACGGACAATGCGTCTGGTAAAGAAGTTTATAAGACAGATTCGCTTAACAAGCTGGAAGAATGGTACGAGCAGGTTTGTATGATTGCTCAATGGCAAGATGCGGATGCTAGGGCAGCTAATCGCGAGAAGATCAGGGAGAATGGTTGTCCTGTCTGTAAGCATCCTTGGGATCCTTTTAACGAGGATGAAACTGGTATCCATGTTAAAGGTGAAAGGCATGCAGAGCAAACGCTGCAAGAACATGGTCTAGCTCACATACTTACTACTCCTACACCTGACTCCTGGAAGACTGCTGCTAAGCTCCCTGATGCTAATCTAAAGACAGCCGCAGCTGTAGGTAAGCCGCAAATGTCTGGCATCCCGCCTATAGCTATAATGGCGCTAGGGATGGCAATGCAAGATGGTGTCAATAAGTACAGTCTGTTCAATTGGCGTGGTACTGGTGTAACAGCTTCTGTGTTTTATGATGCCATGCTCAGACATTTACTTGCATGGTACAGCGGAGAAGACTGTGCACCTGACAGTAAAGTTGTTCATTTAGCGCACCTGATGGCTGGTGCTGCAATCATCCTGGACGCTGAGTATAATAAATGTCTGAATGATGACAGAGTGAAGGGTGTGCCTGTAACAACTGAGAGTTTGACCTTCATTAAAAAGTAATTGTAGCAGGTAGGGGAGTGACGTGTGTTGCTCCCCTTCAACCATAGGTTGAGGAAACAATGCGCGCGATAATGGATATAGAGACTGATGGCCTGCTGAGTACTGTTACTACAGCATGGATCATCGGCATAAGAAACAAGGATACAAATGAAGTAAAGTACTGGCTAGACGGTGACTTGGGTTGGATTAAAGAGTTTGAGAAAGTTACAGTATTTATCGGTCATAACATGATTTCGTATGACTTCACTGTACTTGAGAAATTATTTGGTTATAAGCCACGAGCTGACCAGCGCATGCACGACACCATGCTTATGTCACAAATCCTGAACTATAAACGTTTTGGAAATGATGGACACTCATTAGCACGCTGGGGTGAGTTTTTGAATTGTGAAAAGGGTGAGTACGACGAATGGGCACCTAAAGAAGGCGAGTCAAAAGCTCAATTCTGGCTACGCAAGGGTCCTATGATGCTGGACTACTGGAAACAAGACTTGGTAGTCACCGGTAAAATTCATGACGTCGTAATGGCTGAGTACAAGTCGCTTACGAACGCTCCTAATGGCGCTAGAATTACGCAGTATCTGAGAGCAGAAGTTGCTGTAGCGAAATGGTGTGCCCAGGCAGAGCTATATGGTTGGCCTTTTGATGTAAGAACAGCCAGAGAACTGCTTGCAGAAATGGAGATAGAGCTGGCCAAAGTAAGAGATAAGCTTCTCCCTAATCTTGGAAAGAAGGCTATTGCTGTCGATAAGAAAAACGGTGAAGTAGAGGCTAAAGAACCCAAGTGGGTCAAGAGTGGTGCTTATGCGTTAAGCACAGCAAATTGGTTTGGTATAAATGAATTTAGCGGTCAGGATGACGACAGGCTAGTAGAAGGCCCATACTCACGTATTGAGATCGTAGACCTTGACATCAACAGTGTTCACGATGTTAAGATCTTTCTTTTTAGAAATGGTTGGGAGCCGACTACATGGAACACAAAGCATGTGTTTAATCCTGAAACCAACCGGACTGAAAAGATTCAAACATCTCCAAAGATAACTGAAGACAGTCTTGAGTGCATGCATGGTGATGGCAAGATGTACTGTGACTTCCTTACAACATCGTCACGTGTAGGCATCCTTAAGGGTTGGCTTAAACACGTAGATGACAACGGTAATCTGCATGGTAGTTGCATGACAATCGGTACGCCAAGTATGCGTGCCAGGCATCAGATTATTGTGAATGTTCCTGCAGCAGACTCAGTTTGGGGTCCAGAAATGAGAGCCCTCTTTAAATGTAAACCTGGTTGGAAACTGATTGGTGCTGACAGTGCTGGTAATCAGGCACGAGGCCTTGCACATTACCTTAAGAGCGATGAATTCACTCATCAGCTGCTTAACGGTGATATTCATGCTTTTAATGCAAGGGCGTTGGATGCAGTGTTGACAAGTATGGGCGTTAGTTGGAATGCATATCTGGTATCAGTTGGTATTGAAGGCGAGCCAGATAAATTGGCAAAGGCAAAAAGAGGCAGAGCGAAAAGGGTACTGTATGCATTCTTGTTTGGCGCTTCTGGCGGTAAGCTATGGAGTTATCTGTTTGATACTGTTAATGAGGCTAAAGGAAAGAAACTCAAGGTTGGCTTTACTAAGGCAGTCCCTGGATTCGACGCACTCTTAAAGAAACTGGAGAATATATTTGGAAAAACTAAACAGTGGGGCAATGGATATATTCCCGGTATTGCTGGCAATAGACTTTATTGTGACTCATTCCATAAGCTTCTCGTATATCTTCTCCAGGCTGCAGAGAAGGCTACATGCTCAGCCGCAGTAATGCTGACCATGGAAGGTCTGGAAAAGGCTGGTATTCCGTATCAACCTTGTATCATGATGCATGACGAAGAGGATTTCATGGTCCCTGAAGAGCATGCAGAGGCGGCAGCTAAAATCAGCAAGCAAGCATTCATCGATGGTCCTAAGTTATTCGGCGTAGAGATCATGGACGGTGAGGCTAAGATAGGAAATAACTGGTATGAAGTACATTAATAAATTAATCTTGAAAATTACGCATCGTATCTGGAACAGAGAAATTAGTCGGATTTTATGCAACGCTTATAGCAAACAATTGATCAATTCTAAGCAATTGCACGAGTTGACTTCTAAGTTTGATCCAACGCAGAAGCACGAGGTATACTAATGGGTATAGCAGCCGAGCGACTAGAGTTTGGATTAGGTGACATTGTAGAGCATCTCAACACAGGAAATCTTTACCTTGTCTTTGCGTTCGGCAAGATTGAAAGTACGTTAGAGGACTCTGTGGTGTACGTTGAAGCATCAAAGAATGGGGCATTGCGAAACGGTAACGTTTGGATACGCCCTCGAAAGGAGTTCTATGACGGACGCTTTGTCAAGACGTATTACTGAGTTGAAGCGTATCATGTTCCCGAAGTTGTACTGGTGGAGATTAAATCGTCTAATAAGGAGGTTAAGTGATCTTCGTATTTGGAAATGAGCTATGAAAGAACCCTTCAATCGCTGTGAATGGAGCACGGTAATATTAGTGCCTACTTTTTGGTGGAGGGTGAAGTCACTATTCAAGGCCCCTACAATAACTTTTTGCTGGGGGCAAGATCGGTACACCGTCCGGGGACTAGAAGATGCTGAATATCTGTCTATAGGCGGCGTCCCTGCTAGTATAGAAAAGGAGCTTCAAAGGTGATCTTCGTATTTGGAAGTAATCTGGAAGGCCGTCATGAGCGTGGTGCTGCTAAAGATGCGCTTGATAGCTATGGGGCAGTATATGGTCAAGGTATAGGTCACTTTGGAAACTCATATGCACTGCCTACAAAGCGGACTAAGTGGATAAAGATGTCGCTGGCAGAGGTCTCGTATCATATAGAGGTCTTTCTGCGTTACGCAACTATGCATCCTGAGCTACAGTTCAATGTTACAAAGGTTGGATGTGGCTTAGCTGGTTTCACTGAAGCACAAATAGCGCCGTTCTTTGCTGAAGCACCCTCTAATTGCTCTCTCCCAGACGGCTGGAGAGCATAATGGGTGAGTATGCGGACGATTATTACCGCAAGGAAGTAAAAGAAAAGTTCGGGTTTGATCCAGGTTCTATGTACACTGATAGGAGAAGCAATGAGCGACAGCGCAAAAAATCATCCAAAGGCTCCACACAATCAACCATTCCAACTCAAGGGAGATCAGATCAAGCGCAGCAAGAAAGTCCGCAAACAAACAAAGAAGGGTAATAAATGATCAAAGACACAGGCAACTCTGCGCAGGCAGTCCTACCGGCCATTATTCCTACAAAGGCTGTTAAGGCAATGGTCCTGCAAAACCACTCTTTGAGAAGCACATACAAGGGCGGTGTATCGCGTGTGTATTACATTGACCACAAAGCCCTTGAGCGCAATATCTATGCGCCCTGGGGTCGTGGCCATGCAAGCGGCCTTGATGGTCGTAGGGAAATACCCGTAGGTAATCGTTAAGTAGTTTAATTGTAGCAGTGGTCCTGTAGCTCAGTGGTAAGAGCAGCTCCCTCATAAGGTGTTGGTCATTGGTTCAAATCCAATCGGGATCACCATTTGGAGATAATTATGGAAGTTAAGCGCAGGAAAGCTTATTCGTTCCTTTTAGGGTTGTACTTAGGTGATGGTTCGATTTACAAAGATCCTACTTGCGAACACTATAGACTAACAATAGCGTTAGATATGAAGCACTTAAATCTCATATCTGAGACTGTTACAGCGATGGAATGTGTCTTTGAAAGACCAGTACAAGAGCAAGACAGGGAAGGTTGTATTAATCTGAAACTTACAGTAACTAACTTTATGGATTTATTCCCGCAGTATGGGACCGGCTTTAAGCACGATCGTAAAATTGAGTTAGCAGATTTTCAAAAGGAAATTGTAGAAGAATTCCCTGAGATGTTCTTGCGTGGTTTGATCGCAAGTGATGGTTCGATTTGTTATACATACACCAATCCAAAGTATAAAGAAAAGCTGTATAAGACATATACATTTTCTAATAGATCTAGTGATATCTTTTCGATCTTTATTTGGGCGTTGTCATTAGTTGGAATAGACAAGCAAATGCCTAATTTCTATGCGAACAGAATTTATAAGATAACTATTAGAGACAAGGCTTCAGTTAAGATTCTAGAGACTGAAGTTATATCTGAAAAATCCTAAACTTAAGAGAATAAAAATGACACAGTTGACACAAGCAGACGAAGCAAGAGTTATTATGGCGCTGATAGACATCGCTCGTATCCTACTCCCGAATCATGAAATAACCATGCTTCGCAAACCTCTTAGCGTTAAACCTAAGCTGAAGGTCGCGAAGCCTGAGAAGAATCCGAACCGTTACAACGTTAAGACACGTAAAGGCGCCACCGGTGTTGTGCGTCAAAAGAAATTTGACTGGTCCGGAGCGAACATTGACCGTGATGTAAAGCGGATCGCAGAAAAGGGTGGTCGTCATGTGTTCTTTACCAGCATGCTTGATGAAGAAAAGGCTAAGTCTTTCCATTCCGCTATCTGCAATGTTGCGGATAAGCTTATTGGTAAGGAGCCTGACAACACGAAGCGCTGGAGAACTGAGCGCGATAAGCTGGCAAACACGATTACACTGTTTGTGAAAAAGGCAGTTTGATGGAGGCCTACTCAGTGTGTCTGTGGTTTACGAATGCTGAGGGCTTCCGCCAACAGATTATTCGGACTGAGTTCATTAATGGTGACTCGAAAGATCAGCATGAAGAAGCAAAGAGACGCGCTATGCTGTATTATAAGGGACGAAATCCTGAAATTGTAAGTGTTAAATACCAATAGGAGCGTCAATGGATGCAATTTACTACGAATCACATGTAACAATCGATATCCTTGAGAACACCGAGTCTGCCCTCTGGTCTTTACGAGAGGAATGGTCCAAGCTGGAAGACGGCTCGAGAATTCATGAGTACCGTACGTAACGGTCTGGAAAGAAAAGACTGATCAACACCCCGGATGGTGGAATTGGTATACACAAGGGACTTAAAATCCCTCGACTTTGGTCATATCGGTTCAAGTCCGATTCCGGGGACCACATACTGCCCTTAGCTCATCTGGATAGAGCACCGCCCTTCTAAGGCGGGGGTAGCTGGTTCGAATCCAGCAGGGCAGGCCATTCAAAGGAGTATTGATGGATTTCAAAGCAGTAAGGAAAGTAATCGATCTGTGTATTAACGAGATTGGTCCGCTGATTTTAACGACCCCGACAGGCGACATGCGGAATCAGCTGTGTGATGCAAATATACACTTGCACGAGGCGGCTAGAAATCTGCTAGCAGTTGAATGTGGAAAAGTATTGGAGAAAGAAATTGTCCCGGAAATTAACTGATAGAAATCCTCACACTGGTGAAAAGTTACAGACCAAGCAGACGAGTGATGCGTATAGGTCTAACTATGACGCCATCTTCAGAAAGAGCGGTCTGCTGCTTACGCCTATTGAGGACTTTGCAGAGCTAATTGAGCTTAACAAAGACATAGAGATGGATACTATATGCTTTGGTCCAGATGACGGTATTGGCTACTTTGCAACGAAAGATGGGTACTCAAACCAACATCCTCTTGGATATACAACACGACCCGAGTGGGCCACCCACTTTGTATGGTACAATAAATAATGCAATCTAATATAAGAATAACAATAGAGCCAGCTGAGAATGGCTTCATCGTAATGGACTGTTATGACGATGCGAGAGGATACAGACCGTCCGAGAAATGTGTATTTCAAAGCATGCAAGAGTTACAGATCTTTATAACAGAACACTTCAGTCATAGGTGTTCTGAATTACATGAGGACGCCGTTAACTCTAGCGAGGATGAAATATGACTACGGCACTAATAGACGGTGATGTCGTCGCATATATGGCTTGTGAGAGTCGCTACAGAAATGGTAATGGTGTCACAATCGTTAGTCTAGAACAACCGGTCTTTACGCCAGATCAAGATCAGCAATATCTTAATAATGCGTGGCTAAAGTTTCAAGAGATCGTAATTGAGCTAGGCGAGTGCTGCTTTACAGATAAGTACAAGATGGCTGTGAAGGGTGAAGGTAATTTTAGAAATGATATGTATCCCGACTATAAGGCAAATCGGCATGCAGATCCCTCTAAACGGAACCCCTTTGTTCCGTTATTGAGAAAGATGGCAGTAGAAGCAGGGATGGCAGTCGCTGCTGACGGCCAAGAGGCAGATGACTTGCTTCGAATCTGGCAGCAAGAGTGCGTTATGCAAGGTGAAGATTACGTTATTTGTAGCATTGATAAAGATCTTCGTTGCATGCCAGGTCGACATTACCTGATGCATAAGAATGAGTTTCTAACTGTTACTGAGATGGAGGCTACACGTTTCTACTATGAGCAGCTTCTGCAAGGTGATCCTACAGATAACATCAAAGGGATTCCAAAGATTGGCCCAAAGAAAGCAAAGGCATACTTAGCTGATTTCAATACAGAACCGATGTTTCAGTACACAGTAACAGAGGCGTATCAGAGCTACTTTGGAAACACATGGGAAGAAGAACTGATCTTCAACGGTAAGCTGATTTACCTTAAGAAGACAATGAATGACGAGTTTAGTCTGGTCGGTTGGAACGTTTGTCCGTATACACCTTACGTGCCAGCTCCTGAGATTTCCGAAGACTTCTTGAAGGAGCCTCCTACGGAGAATGTGGTAAAGAAAGTCACTCCATGGGAACAGTTGCTTGGACATGACAATCTCACCCATCAGCTTGAAATTGCAAATGACAAACTGGAGATTGAGCTAGGCCTCAAGCCTCGTCCAGTAGAACCGCCCTTAATGTTCGACTTCCTCAAAGAGAAAATAGCAAAGGAAGCCGAGATAAATCCCAAGACGGGAAAGCCAAAATTTTCGTTAGGCTAGGACAGTCCGGTGGCCCTAGGGGTCACTGGCCCCTCAGCTACCCCGAAAGTTTCAGTTATACGAATAGCCGCCTTTGCCAGTTTCGGCTTAGTGCGGCCAAAAACCGCTAGTTTCCGCAACCGCGCATATCAGAGTGAGAAAATACGATGAGAGCTGTTAGCAAGAAAGTCATGAAGAGTATTCAGATTGTACCCTTCGTCGAAAAGGCAAATGAACTTTATAGCAAGATAATGGAGAACACTCCAAAGATGGTAGATCTTGTCTGGAAGATTAACAAGAGGTTTCCTGGCAAGTTTTCCACTCCTTCCCTAACTGGTCCGCGTTATACAGCATACCTTTCGCTGTATGGTCTCGAGGGGTTCAAATGTGAGGAACTTACAGAAGTCTTGGAATTCCTTATTAGTCTAGACCCAAAGGGGACCAGCTCTAACGAGTATCCAGGCTCCTTCAATATAGACTATCACTTTGATTTTGAGTATCTGAAACTCTCAGTCTTTGCGCATGTGAAGCAGGATTCTCAAAACTGCAGACGAGTGGTTGTCGGTGAGGAGACGATCACTCAGTATAAGTATGAGTTAGTGTGTGATTGATGGAAACAAACGCCATCAAATTAGCGCTTCTCGTGCTTATTATCAGTGCCTTCTATCACGCTATTTTTGATAAAGAGGAGGGCTGCTTCCTCTTAGATTTTGTAATGGGCGCAATCAAGGGCGCTGCATGGGTGGCAGTTGTAGGTGCTGTAATATGGGCAATTCTCTTTATAATCTCAGCCTAAGGGGTGAATCAAGTGATCAAGATCGTTGTGGATGGTTCCGTAGTAAAAGATTCAAAAGTATGGAAGTTCCCTGGCGGTGAAATGGGTGTTAATATCGGGACTGTTCCAAAGCAATGTAATGAGGTCGTCATAGAGGCTTTTCTAAAGAATTCTGACGACGTAATGACACTGCTGATGATGTCAGATGCCTTTCAGCGTACTGTTGATTGCACTAAGTTCAGTTTGATTCTGCCATACTTTCCGTATGCAAGGCAAGATCGTGTTTGCAATCAAGGCGAGTCCTTAAGCGTTTCCGTATTTGCCAAACTGATCAACAGCATGCACTTCAACGATGTCATAGTGGACGATCCACATTCGCCAATGGTTCTGAAGTATCTGCACAATGCTATTGCAGTGCCACAGCATGAACTCATGTGGCAGCACAGAGATGTTCGTGACTTCATTAACACGAATAGTCCTGTTATGGTTGCACCTGACAAAGGGGCGGCTGCAAAGGTCTACTCACACTTCGCGAGGCATTCAAAGCTCAATTCGTGTGTCATTCAGCTGGATAAGCTTCGGGACTTAAAGACAGGAGAGGTTATTGGACTCACTGTCGATAATGTCTTCAACAGTAGTGTACAAGGTCAGCACTTGTTGATCGTAGATGATATCTGTGATGGCGGCAGGACGTTCATAGAGGCAGCTAAACTGCTTCAACGGGAGTTCAAGCCTGCGTCAATCTCTCTGTATGTATCGCATGGTATCTTCAGCAAAGGTCTGGAGGTATTGCACGATGCAGGGATTCAAAATGTCTGGTGTACTAACAGCTTCCTGGAGAGACAATGATTTACATAGCAGCACCTTACTACAGTCCATATCCTGTCGTAATTGAGACTCGAATGTTTGCCGTATACGCATATGCAGCAAAGCTAATGCAAGTTGGTAAACACTGTATCACTCCGATGTTCTTTCATCCAGTCGTGAAGCTTCATGAGTTGCCTAACGACTTTGCATTCTGGGGTGATCTTTCGCTGGATCTCTTGAAGCGGTGCGATGAAATGCATCTACTCAAGCTGGAGGGTTGGTCTGTATCAAGAGGTGTGAAAGAAGAATTAGACTTTTGCCATAAGAATGGTATAAAGGTTTCATATGTGGAGTAGTGAGCTGCCAATATTAAAGTGCTCACAAAACTTTCTGTTAAGAAAGGTATCAAAATGTTTAAAGTAAAAGCAATAAACGCCATAGACTTCTACAAGTCGGGCCACATCTTTCAGTACCCTAAGGGTACGACGGGTGTATACTCCAACTTCACGCCAAGAAGTGACAAACACATGAACGTGGAACGGAGCATGTATGACGGGAAGTTCGTGTTTTATGGCCTCGAGATGCTGATTATCTACTATCTCATCGAGATGTTCAATGATACGTTCTTCAATATGCCAGCTGAGGAGGTTGTTCCGGCGTACAAGAACAGAATGGACACATCGCTGTTCTGTGATTTCAAAGTTGAACACATAGCTGCTTTGCACAAGCTTGGCTATATTCCGCTGAGAATCAAGGCGCTGCCGGAGGGTGTTAAAGTGAATCCAGGAATTCCTGTGTTTACGATTAGGGAGACTATTTCGTCTTTCTACTGGCTCACGAACTATGTCGAGTCGGCTCTATCTTCGGAGCTGTGGAAAAAGATGTTGAATGCCACGATAGCGAATCACTATCGTCAGATTTTCAAGACGTTCGCAATACGCACAGGAGCACCGCTGGACTTTGTGGATTGGCAAGGGCATGACTTCTCGATGCGTGGCATGTCGGGTATTGTGGATGCGGCAATGACTGGCACTGCGCACTTGACCTCGTTCTACGGAACGGATACAGTGACAGCTCTCGACGCAATTGAGTACTTCTACAATGCGAAGGGACTGCTTGGTGGAAGTGTACCTGCAACTGAGCACTCAGTAATGTGCTTGGGTGAAGAGGCCGGTGAACGCGAGACTATCAAGCGTCTTATTACCGAAGTGTATCCATCAGGTATCGTGTCAATCGTCTCTGATACATGGGACTTCTGGAGTGTGATTGCAGTAACAGCGCCATCACTGAAAGAAGAGATCATGGCTCGCGACGGAAAGGTTGTGTTCAGGCCTGACTCTGGTGACCCTGTGAAGATCATCTGCGGTGATCCAAAAGCACCTGTAGGGAGCAATGAGTGGAAAGGCGCTGTACGGATTCTTGCAGAGCGTTTCGGAACCACTATGACCGAAGCTGGTTATATGGTTCTGGACAAGCACGTCGGTCTTATTTACGGAGATTCTATTACTCCTAGACGTGCCTATCAGATCCTCTCTAATCTTGAGGATATGGGCTATGCAAGCTGTAACTGTGTGTTCGGCATCGGTTCATACACATACAATTACAGCACTCGTGACAGTCTTGGTGCTGCTATCAAGTCCACGTCAGGCTCTGTAAACAATGTTCGCAGGGACATCTTTAAGAATCCAAAGACAGACGACGGCATAAAGAAGTCTGCCAAAGGGCTGTTAAGGGTGGAGCTGCTGAACGGTGAGTACGTGCTCTATGACAACCAGACGCCAGAGGAAGAGGCGCTTGGCGAGTTGAAGATTGTATTCGAGGATGGAAAGTTGCTTCGCAGGACACCATTCGAGGATATTCGTGCACGCTTAATGTAACAGACTCGCTACCGTGCCTTCGGGTGCGGTAGCAGTTGAAGGAGGACTATGGATGAGAGTGATAAGGAGAAACCAAAGTTTAAGCTACCTGATGACCTTGTTGGCTATACCCACAAGCCTCTTAATGTTGTTCCTGTGGTTACTCAGCGAGTTCGTAGCGTAGTTAGTCTGGAAGGTAAGGCCAATTCGCGTGTAGATGCAAGAGATTACAGAGGTAATGGGCACTGGGATTTCCCTGAAGATCTCGGCGGAAAAGGTTTCATTGGATTTATCTACGTTATCGTAGACAACAATGCTAATAAGATTTATTTAGGTAAGAAGAACTTTACTACTCTTAAGAAAGTAGAAGGGACTGTTCGCCGACAACAGACTGATATGAACTGGCGATGGTATATCTCGTCCAGCAAAGAATTGAGTGCATCAGTCAAGAACTTTGGCAAAGAAGGTTTTGAATTTATTGCCATTGAGCAGTATCACAGCAAGGGCACACTGAGCTACGCCGAATCATGGTCGCTATTACATGTAGAAGCGCCTTATCGACAAGACAAGTGGTATAATCTCTTGATCAACAAGGTGTCTTGGGCGGTCAAGGAGCCGATAACAGAACGCCATAAGCAGCGTCTAGCAAAGGCAATGCAAATGGTTGGTGCAGATAAACCAAGGAAGGAAATAACAGATGTTTAAGTTTATAGGTGTCCTCTTAGGATTAGTAGGTCTTAGCCTGCTGATTCAGGGCGCATTTGTAGCATTTGCAAAAGCAAATCCAGAGTCCTCTGATACTCTGCTGATGGGCATCTCATTGATGTTCTTAGCACAATTCTTTATGAGCATTTCTAATGGGAAAGATAGTAACGCACAACCAACCCTGCCTGAATCCAAACTGTAAGAGTTCAGACGGCAGACAAATCTATGAAGAAGGAACCTCATGGTGCTTTGTTTGTAGTACTTTCTTCAAAAAAGACCAAGACCCGAACGAACCCCACATTGCGCCAAAAGTTGAAGTCGTTCAGAGTAAAGAGTCTCGAGCAGCTGCGTTGGCAGAGGTCAAAACGTTTAAAGCGCGCGGCTTCCAAGAGAGAAATATCACAAAGCTAGTATGTGAGTTTTTCAATGTGAAGGTTAGCTACAAAGGTGACGGTGAGATTGATAAACACTATTACCCTTACGCTAATGAGACTGGCTATAAGTGCAGAACACTCCCGAAGACATTTACGTGGATTGGTGAGCCTGCAGTACACAGTCTCTTCGGTAAAGATCAATTTAATGGCGGCGGTAAGCGTCTGATCATTACTGAAGGCGAATTAGATGCACTCAGTGTTGCTCAGGCCACGTATTTAAAGTACGGCAAATTCTACCCTGTTGTTAGCGTATCATCTTCAGGGGCAGCAGAGAAGACACTCTTGGAAAATCGAGATTGGATTCGTAGCTTCAAAGAAGTTGTGTTATGTCTGGATAATGACGAAGCTGGTGAGAAGGCCACTCAGAAGGCTATTAAGATCATTGGTCCGGATAAAGTAAAGGTATGGAATCCTGGTGTACACAAGGACGCAAGTGATGTCTTTACAAAAGAAGGCTTTGAAAGGTTAAATCAGATAATCTGGGATTCAACATCATATTCACCAGCTGGTATAATCTCTAAAGAAGACATCTGGAAACAAATTAGCGAACGCAATTCAGTTCCTAGCGTACCCTACCCTGATTGTATGAAGGGTGTCAACGGTAAGATCAAAGGTATGCGTCCGGGTGAAATCGCCTTGTTTTGTAGTGGAACAGGTAGCGGTAAGTCGACCTTGCTACGTGAGATAATGCTGCATATTATCAAGACTACAAAGGCAAAGATTGGTATCATCTCGCTCGAAGAGTCACCTGGTGAGACTGGTATTAAGCTAGCTGCAATGGCTATTAGTCGGAACCCCTCAAATGAAGAGATATCTGATGATGATCTCAAGGTTGGTTTCGATGAAGTGTTCGGATCAGACCGTGTAGTAGTGCTTGATCACCAAGGCTCTATTTCAGACGATTCTGTGCTAGAGAAGCTTGAGTATATGGCTTTGCTTGGATGCGAGTACTTGTTCATTGATCACGTAACTATCTTAGTGTCAGAAGGTGCTGAAGGTAAAACAGGGAATGAGGCAATTGACCTTGTAATGAATCACCTGCTACGGCTTGTAAAGCGTCACCCTGTTTGGGTTGGTCTTGTAAGTCACCTGCGCAAAGTCTCGACCGGCGGTAAGTCCTTTGAGGAAGGTCGTATGCCTACGATGGATGATATCAGAGGCTCAGGCTCGATTAAACAAATCTCATTTGACATTCTGGCATTCTGTAGAAATATGACTGCAGCAGACGAGACTACACGAAATGCAATTGCAATGTCAGTTCTGAAATCAAGAACAATTGGTCTTACAGGGCCAGTACCTGGTGCTACTTATGACCATGTAACTGGAAGATTAACAGCCTCAGAATACATGGGAACAGAATCTTTTGATGATCTCTGAAATGCACGGCTTTAACACCGATAGAGAAAAATATCGGTTTATTGTAGATACAGAGCAGCAGAAAGTGCGACTGTTTAAGAAGGCAGGTGACAAGCTAGTGCCGCTGACAGTCTGGTCGTTTCAACAGCTCGTAAATGAAATGCTATCCATCGAGGATTGAATGATAAGCGAAAGAGAGAATGTCTACTAACATCTGTCCAGCATGTCTTAACAGATGGCATGAAGACATCGAAGAAGATACGGGGAAACCGTACACGTGCAGTACCTGTTATAATGGAACAATAACGCAGTTTGAGGAAGATAATGACTACAACAAAAAGAGGCTCAAAAAGTCCGCGCTCAAAAGGAAAAGATCAACAGACTCCGCCCACGAATGGTAAGATTGAGACTCCGTGGTCTTCTGTTGGGTACCTTACGTATAAGCGTACATATTCTCGGCAAGTGCTAGGTACAGATCGTACTGAGGAGTATGAAGAAACGACTGACAGAGAAATACGAGCGTGTGATGAGCAGCTTCACTGTGGTTTTACTAAGGAAGAAGAGAGACGCCTTAAGTATTACTCGATGAGCCTTAAAGGGAGTGTTGCAGGTAGATTTAAGTGGCAATTAGGGACGACGACTGTGGATCGCTTAGGTCTTGCAAGTCTTCAGAACTGTGCGTTCACAACTGTCAATCATCCGATTGTGCCATTTACTTGGTGCATGGATATGTTAGCACTAGGAGCAGGTGTTGGATACAATATCCAGAGACACAACGTTGAAAAGATACCAGCAGTCAGAGAGTGGTTCAAGGCACCAACAAGAGTTGACAACGGTGGGGCCGACTTTATTATCCCAGATAGCCGCGAAGGGTGGGTCAGATTCTTGGCAAAGACTCTTAAAGCTGCATTTCTATCAGAGCGAGCTGAAAAGGGTACGTTTACATATTCCACTCAAGTTGTACGAGGAAAAGGCACCCCAATTAAAGGCTTTGGAGGAGTCGCATCTGGCCCTGAGGATCTTGTATGGGGTATCGGAAAGATCTCCGAGATTTTAATTAAGCGTAGTGGTAAGAAGGTTCGCCCGATCGATTGTCTTGACATCATGAATATCATCGGCCATATTATCGTCGCCGGTAATGTCCGCAGGTCTGCCCAGATTGCGATTGGTGATCCGGATGACGTGGAGTTCCTTCTCGCAAAGACATGGTCTTTAGGTAACATTCCTTCATGGAGAGGGATGAGTAATAACTCAGTCGCATGTGATGATATCAGAGACTTGCACGATTACTTCTGGTCCACCTATGAGAACAAAGGTGAGCCATATGGTCTTATCAACATGCGCCTTTCGAAGAAGTGTGGCAGGCTAGGAGAGACGCAGTATCCTGATCCTCATATCGAAGGCTATAATCCGTGTGCTGAGCAGAGTTTGGAACCGTACGAAACGTGTTGTCTTGCAACAATCTTTCTGCCAAATATAGAGACAAAAGAAGAACTCTTAGATGTGGCAACGCTTCTGTATCGTGTGAATAAGCACTCACTGCAATTAAGGGCGCATCATCCTGAAACAGATGCGGTAGTGAAGAAGAATCAAAGAATGGGCATCTCATTGACAGGTGTCCTACAGGCTTCAAAGGAACAAATGTCATGGCTTGATGAGTGCTATGAGCACCTTCGTGACTACGATAAACGCTACAGTCAACTTCATGGATTTAATGTATCCATCAAACTGACTACAATACAGCCAAGTGGCACACTTTCGCTTCTTCCTGGAGTCGTTCCAGGAATCCATCCTGGCTATGCCCAATACATGTTCAGACGTATTCGGATTGCCAGTGATCATCACCTTGTAACAGTATGTAGAGAGCATGGTTATCCTGTAGAGTTTCAAAAGAATCTTGATGGCAGCGATGACTATAACACAGTTGTTGTAACATTCCCATTTGCGTATCCGGTGGGGACTACACTTGCTTCTGATGTGACAGCTATTGACCAGTTGAAAGCTGTTAAGCATATGCAAGAAGTCTGGTCAGATAATGCGGTTTCCTGTACAATCTATTACAAGAGGGAGGAACTACCGGAAATAAAAGAATACCTATCGAAGCATTATCGTAGTAACCATAAGACATTGTCCTTCCTTCAGCATTCTGAGCACGGCTTTGTGCAAGCGCCGTATGAGGAAGTGTCAAAGGAAAAGTATGATGACTTAGTAAAGGCTACCAGATTAATCTCGTCTATTTCGAATGCCGTCTTTGAGGCAGCAGATGAGTGCGCTGGAGGAGTTTGTCCTGTAAAATAAAGGAGTCTTAATGTTGCCCGAGCTTAAAGCAATTCTTGTATCGCTAAAAGAAGAAACTATAAAGAAGTGGACACATGAAGCTTGGACTATAAGGATGTTACAGGAAAGATAACTGTGAAAATGGCGGGTACTCTATCAAGGGTATCCGCCTATTAATTGGAGAGGTTATGCCAGATTGGTTACCAGGAGGTCTTAGGAATGACGCGAGTCATAGTAGGCAAGGATACGGTTGGTCTGGGGCCGAAAGAGGCTGTTTATTGCAGCTATATAGAGAGGGTTACTCTACTGCCATAATCGCTGCGCATCATGGTCGGACGGAGATGGCTATAACATGCCAGCTTGAAAATCTTTTAAAGGGAACTATTTTGAAGAAATATTGGATGGTACATTGCCTCGGAAAGAACCCAGGAACAGTACAACACCAGGACGTTAATAGCGCGATTGCAGAAGCAACACGACTCGCTGCAGCCAATCCTGGGATGATCTTTAACGTACTGGAGACGGTTCTGGCATTTCAGACAGAGCTGCCGAAAGTAGTGCAGATAGCGTTTGACTAATGAGTTACGACGAGATGTTAGTTAAGGACGCTGTAGTTCTATACGGCGAAATTCGAACCGCAATCTACATTTCAGGCGCATTTCCCTCGGAGTACACTGGCGCAGTCAAGGACGAATTCTATAAGGCGATTTTACAATGAAGGAAGTTTCGATTGCAATAAGCGGTGTGGTCATATCAGTTGCGTTAATGTTATGGGCGCTCTCAGTCAATAATGAGCGAAATAACAATGTATACCTCGAGTGTCTGAAGACGCAAGAGAAGATTGCAAACACGCTGGCCGCTAATAGAGAGAAAGAGAATACCTTTAGGACATACAGCATACCTGATTGCAAAAAGTCATAGGAGACTCAAATGGGTTTATGTTTACATGCAGGAGCGCAGCACAAGACAAGACAGCAAATCAAGGAGCTACCCCTAGGACTTCCTATGGGTCGGCATCATGTAATACGTCCATTCATCGATGACATACTCTTAATCGAGGAGTATCTAGGTAAGGAAGGTCTACAAGTCTGCGATGAGGCATTTGGAGTAACCTTCAATGAGGGCCTCCCTGCTAAGTTTTTCGGAGCAATGGAAATAAACTCGATGAACAAAGAGTTCGCCCTGGCTGTCGGTATCCGTGGAAGCTACGACCAGTCCCTGCCGAGGGGTTTAGCCGTTGGTTCGCGAGTATTTGTATGTGACAACTTAGCGTTCTCGAGCGATATCGTGCTTACGACACGTCAGACCACATATATCAATGATCGTATGCCCTTTATGCTACGAGAGGCGATCTCAGAGATACCCTTGCTGGCACATCGTCAAGAGAAAGATTACGCAAACTACAAGGGCATTTGCATTACACCGCGTGATGGTGATACGCTGCTCCTACAGTGTCTGCGAAAGGAAGTCATAAATACACAACAGTTTGCAAGAGCACTCGCCTCATGGGACACCATGCCTGGCAATAGCACAGTATGGGATTTGTATAACGTAGTCACAGCCGCGATCAAGCCGCCTGCGGATAAGCCGAACATCCTGAACGCATGGACACGCGGTATTGGTCTAACCGATATCATCAATAAGGCATGTCTATGAAAAAGTTCTGGGTGATATACCATAATGGCAAGGTCGTTGATCAGATATGGGACTTAGCGGTTGTCAGGGCTAATGCGAGAAGGTTGGCGCATGATTATCCAAAGAGCAGCGTATTTATCCTAGAAGCCACTTCAGTATTCGTAACCTCGGTAACGGATGCTGTAGAGGAGCGCATAGATGTGTGATCTTACACTGATGCAAAAGAGTGCAATAAGATGTGCCTACCTGGATCTAAAAGGTCTTCATGAATGCCTAACAAAAGGTCTTACGGTCCATGAACATATCGAGGTAGATACGATTGAGATCACACTCGCAGAAATAGAAGCTGCATTCTCGGAAATAATTTCTAGCGCCGTGGAGACAGATAATGAAGGATCATAGATCTGCGGCAGTTCCTAAGTCTACGGTGATGATAACGGCTGCTACAATCCGCTGCTGGCTATCAGCTGGCATTCGGTTAAAGATAGTGGGTAATCGAGTATTTGTGTATGGTCCGTAAGTACTATATAGAGGCATTCCGAAAAGATGACACGCCAATCTTAGGCAACTTAGATGGGCAAGGCGTCATTTATGCGACTTTGTATAGGCGTACGGAGCAATACAAGGCACTCTTCAATCGGATAGGTCGCATGAGGTATGTTGGTTATTACCTGATCATTGATGCGATCACAAACAAATCTGTAGAAAGGATTGATTGTAATTATGATGCAAGTACCTGAGCATAGCTGGAGTAACGACGAGGATCTTCCGATTCATAAGCGTGATGGATACATGGAGCGAGTGATGGAGGCAGCCGACATGAGACGTAAAGAGTTGCGTGAAGAAGGCGCTAGCTGCAACAATTGCGCGCAATGTAAAGACAACCCTGGACATCATTGCCATATGTTTCAAAAGCGTCCTGAACACAATGTATGCTATCATTGGGCGCGTACAAATGGTAACTAAAGAAGAGTTAGCCGCAATGAATGGTATTGGATACTTGTACCACATTCATCTGAAAGACTCAGGAGGGGCACCAAGACTGATCCGCCTCAATGGTAAGCTAAAAACTTGGAAGACACGTCCTGAGCAATTCAGACAGCCTGTCAAGGAGGGGTTGTATAACGGTTTCTATATCACGGAAGATAATGCGGAGTATTGGGTAAAATGACGATTTCAATAGCTGGTTTCAAACAGCCAATGTTTGCGCCAAGAGAGAATCCTCTGAAGTACCTGCCATTCTTCGAGAAGCTACAATATCCATTGCTTGTCAGTCCAAAGGTGGATGGTATTCGCTGTGTAGTAAAGAATGTGGAGAGCTTTTCGTACTGTGGCGGTCTGGAAGAGACCTCTATGGGCTTCAAGAATCAATGTATGAGTAGGACGCTTATAGCTCTTCCGAGTCGTCAAGTGCAAGAATTATTCAGTGGATTTGCAGAGCTAGATGGTGAGTTGATAGTCGGTAATGAGACCGACTTTGAGGTCTGTAATCGTACACAATCATTTGTGATGTCTGATGAAAAATACGCGGATGACATCTCCTTTAGGGTGTTTGATTGTGCTGATGTGAATCTTTGTAATGAA